AAGATAAAGACTACATGAAGTGGGTTATTGAGAAAGCTGCTGAGTCCTACGCCAAGGAGTTTGGTATTATTGAGTAATTGTGGTATATTGCTCGCTTTATGAGCAATAGCGAAATAGTAGCTAAAGGTGTTACAGGAGTGACTGGCTCTCTGATAGCAGTCACGATTCCTTATGCAGAAGTCATTCAATGGGGTATTCAAGTCGTTGGAGGACTCTTAGGTATCACTGTAGCTATAATAACTTTATATAATTTAATTAAGAAAAAGAAATGAATAAACAAGCAATATTAGGGATTATTCGTCACATGTTAACTTTCGGTGGTGGTTTTATGACACAAAATGGCATGGCTTCTGGCGAGGAAGTTACTACTGGTGTATCGGCAGCAGTCACTCTTGTGGGTGTTATATGGTCAATTTTATCTAAAAAGAAGTAATGAAATCTAGTTACGGTAGTTCTAAAGAAACAAATAAGACATCTTCTAAAAAAAACAAAAGACGTAACTCTTCTACGGATAGAAGAACGGCTTTAAAAAAAGCCCGTAGGTCAATGTATAGTTAATGTGAAACATTTTTTTCGTATAATAGTATTAGCGTTAGAGGCTTATGTGAATTATACTAGGTCTAAACAACGGAAATACGTATATGACCTTGAAGATGAAGTTGATCGCCTTGCTGCTGATGGCAGCCCTACTGCCAAGCTGCGTCTTGAAAGACTTAGCGGGCGACTCAGCATTGAACGAAAGCGCAATATATGATCCACCTACAATTAGCCTTATAAAAGGCTACGATTATCCATTTGTAGAGGGTAATCTTATGGGGCGTGGTCAAAAGTTCCACAGTGATTTTTCCTACAGACGTGCTATAATAATAGGTAATGATAGCAATCTGCGTGGGACACAGCCGACCAAATGACTCAGGAGCTGCCTCTGTAACTGGAGTCACTGAATGGGACTACAATTCTAAGTTAGCTGATATTATTTCAGCTAATATGAATATACCCCATAAGGTTTATTCGACATATAAAGGAAGTAATTACTGGAGTGCTATGAAGTGGTTAGCTAAAACACTTCGATCTGATGGTGTTGACGCAGCTATAGAGCTTCATTTTAACGCAGCGACTCCTTCAGCTACAGGACATGAGTGGTTGTACTGGAAAACATCAGAAAAAGGCAGATTGTTTGCCAGAGCTTTAAGAGATTCTTTTGAGGATTGTTTCCCAAAGTTACGTAGTAGAGGCATTAAAGAGAAAGGGAAAGGTAGTAGAGGGGCTGGTTTTCTAAGACTGACTCATTGTCCAGCCGTAATCGCAGAACCGTTTTTTGGTAGTAATGAGGAGGATTTTGATCTAGCTCTAAAGAGTATGGAAGGCATGGCAACTTCAATCGCTTCTGGTATAGAGCTTTACAAGGAGCTTTCAGAAAGGTGGTAATGTGCAACTCCCTAAATCTATATCGATTGCAGGTCAAAGAGTTAAACTTGAGTTAGTTCCTTTTAATGGGGATAGTCCTGACTTCGGATTATACCTCCACGATAAGAAGACTATTGAGATAAACAAAAACCTCAAAGGTAAAAATTTAATTAATACCATCAGACATGAAATGATGGAAGCCAGTTTATTAATAAGTGGTGTAGGCTGGCTTGAGAATTACGATCAAGAAGCTGTTGTTCGATGTATGGAAGAAATATTTTTTCCTGCTTGGGAAACATTCCTTAAAAAAATAGGTCATGAGTAAATTCAGCAAGAGTGGGTCTTTTATTTTATATAAACCTACAAGCGATGATATTTCTTTAGCTCATACAAGAGCTACAGCAATGGGTGTTTTGCCTAATTCATTTACTAAGGGGATGGGTAGAATGACAGGATGCCTTGGGGAGATAGCTGTTAATAAATTTATTAGTAAAAGTAAGTACGTAGGAGATAACTTATTTACTCACGATCTTGAACACAAAAAGAAAAGGATAGAAATAAAATCTAAAACTTGTAGTTCTATACCTAAACCTGAATATATCGTTTCAGTCAACACTCCTAAGAGTAAAATCCCTGACAATGACGTTTATTTTTTCACCCGTGTTAGAAAAGACCTAATGTTTGTATGGATACTTGGGTGGTTGCCTACAACTAAATATTTTAGTATCGCTTCTTTTATGAATAGAGGAGACAAAGATGAGCATGGGTTTATGTATAAAGCTTCGGGATATCACACTGCAATATCTGAACTTAACGATCCTAAAGAATATTCTTAGGTTAAGAGTAAGGGCTCTCGTCTTTTTCTTTTATAGGTGTGTATATAAACAAAGGAGACCCTTCACCGCCAGCTCCTGCTACGTTATACCAGAAATATTCTGACGCTTCTTCTTTAGACATATCCTCAGATAGTATTTCTATACATTTATCTATAGAGTATACAGCTCTAGGATTTTCGTCTTCTGAGTCAATACCTACGAATGCTTCATCCAAGTCATCGGCTAGGACAACACTGTGGTCAGGACACTGGATTTCAATAAAGTTTTCGATTTCTTGTCTATTCATTATCTATTATTTTATTTATATCGTACTTTTCCGAAATGTCAATTTGCCAAAGTTTTCCTCCTCCTCTGCCTAAAGATTTGACGGGTCTTATATGCTTATTAGTCTTACAAGCTTCTTCAATTATGAGTAGACCCCTTCTTACAAACTCTGATTTGTTACTACAGCCGTACGTCCTTCCCCCGTTAAATGACTCTACTGCAGCTATCAAGTCTCCTAGAAGACCTGTCCAAATACCGTCTTCTGGTTTCACATACTCTCTTGCTCCTCTAGCTAAGAACTCGACTACTTCAACAACACTACTTCTACTTGAGTTATCATAAGCAGCAGATGCAATCTCCTTATCAATAAAAGACTTAACTCCATAGCGTGACTTTCCCATTATTTCTTTTGGAGGATTCCAATCTAGTAAGTATTTTGCGTAAAAAGGTAACTCCTCCAAGATGATTGCCTCTAGTTCATCATTTGGAGGGAACTTAGATAGCGCATCCTCCCTGATTCTCACAGCCATAATTTTATCTCTATTGCTTGAATCAAGAGAAGGAATGACGCTAAGTGAGTTAGCGTCCATATTAAGAGTAAGTACAATACGACCACTCCAAGGTATACTTATATCATCACAATACTTAGCCATATAAGATATGTCTGGGTTTGCGACTATCATTTTGAAATTCTCAGTGGCCTTTCTTTGTTCTTGGTAGCTTGCAGCACTTTTCGTGTCATCGACGCACCAACAAGGAACTCTAGCTAGTTCCTTGTTAAAAGCAGTTTGCCCCGACACATATTCAGAAGCGTCAGAGTACCCACCGACAAGTGCTCCTATAACTCTTCTCGCTAATAAAGTTTTACCTCTGCCTGTTGGCCCTACGATTATCAGCCCTTGCCCTTGCATCGGGGTTCTATGCAATACGGATTCATAGAACCTTTTCATCCATGCGTTAAAGTAGTAAATGGTTGGGATATCCTCATCTACAAAGAAGTTACTTAACCATTTATCGATGAACTTCCAGTTCTTTTTATCACCGTTATCAGCAGGTTCGATGGGGTGTATGTTTTGAGAGTTTAAGATTCTATTAGAGTTTGTCTGAACTACACGTTCTTTAGACCATATTATAGGTGCTATCTCGTCTATTCTATTTTCATTACATATAGATATGACGGCTGCTTCTACTTCTGATATTGGTTTCTTTTTTTTATCTACTGTAAAACCTAAATTTCTTAGCTCTAAAATTAACAGCTCTTTAGGTATCGTTACAGCAGTACCATGTAGTAATTTAAAAAACTTAGTACCGTTGAACCAGTAGTTATCTAGTATGTCCCCTAACTTAGCTGTTTCGAAGTCCTTCACAAACTTAGACCCAAGTATCTCTTTCCAAGGAACAAAGTCTTTACCTGCTCTATCAGAGAAACAAAGCATACCGTCCTTAGTAATTGCACATCCTTCTCTTTCAATACCATCATCTATCCAGAACAATGGCCCTCTTTCACCCTCTGTGAATTCACCTAACCATCTGTTGGGAAACTTCTTCATAACTTCTTTGCTAACGACTTCCATAGGTATTGAAGTCTCGGAACTTTGAGGCGGTTTAGACATAGCCGCTTTGAGTATTGCTTTTTGTATTAATGAATTATCTAAAGGATCACCAATACGCACCCAATCTTCACCTAGCTCAAAGTACTGATTAGCTTTAAGAGATGACCTATCGAACCCAGCAAAGATACGTTCTAGACTTAATTCATTACACATAATATTCATGTAAGGAGTGTATCTTTCTTTAGAGGTAGGGGTCTTTTCATGTTCCCACACTAATCTTATATATCCAGATTGCGTCTTGCTCATCCAAGTGGGAAGATGATCTTTACACTGAGTCTTAATTATTTTCATTGCTAGATCCCAATCAACTGGCGCATCATAGTCTGCCACTACACCAAAAACAAAGTTAGGTGGGTTGTCTCCCTGCACCCGAAGGTTTGGGTTATCTCCTTCGACCATACTATAGAATACATGGTCAGTATCATTATCAGCACACCATTCCCTATACTTCGCTTTGTTCGCAAACTTCGGTTTCTTCTTCTGTACTTGTAGGGGGTCTGTAAACTTATACGCCTTTTGTTCTTTTAGGTTTTTAAGATATCGGTATTGCATTTTATTTTTCGTATCGTGTTAATATTTTTCCTTCAGCTTCTAGTGGGATATCCTCAATCCAACTAGGGGGAGTGCTCATTATAGATATTATTTTTTCAAGAGTCTCCTCTGCTTTGTCTTCATCTGTCTCCACGACAACTTCATCGTGTACGTGGAAAATTGTTTTAATACCCGCTTCATCTATTCTTAGAAGCATGTCTGAGAACACATCTCTCGCTAATGCTTGAGAAGCATTCTCCGCTAACAAACCTCCCCAAAGTCTGACAGGTATTTTCTTCGCTCCTTTAGCTACTCTAGCTACATACGTTCTACGGTTATTTTGTAAAGCTACCTCGACCCTACCATAATTTATAGATCGTCCAGAGGGCAGAGGAACTTCAAAGTTAGTCCTTGTAGTGTATGCAATGTGCATTCTTCGTTGTAAACCGTTCCATAGTCCAACAACTTTATTCATTTTGTTTCTGTACATACTAACAGCTTGTTCTGCTTCTTTGAGAGGAATACCTGCTATCAATGCAAACTTATTAGCACTCGCTCCGTAGCCACAACCTAAGACAATCGTTTTAACTAAGTGACGCAACTGAGGGTCTTTGTCTTTTAGCACTCCTTTAGAAGCGTTCCAAACATCAAACCTAATAGCAAATGCTTCGTATATGTCGTCACATGACTTTATTTCTTCCAGAGTATCTGTATCTTTTGCTAACCAACATAAGGTACGAACTTCAATCTGAGAGAGGTCAACCGCAATGAGTTTCTTATTTGGTTTTGAAGATATGAGTTTACGGAGATCAACTCCAAACATCTCTCCTCTAGGTAAGTTTTGTAAGTTAAGGTTCCCACCCCCTCCTGAAAACCTGCCAGTAGACGCTCCCCAATACATAATATTACCATAGTATCTTTCATCAGACATGGTGGCGTGGTTGAAACTTTCTAGCTTCCTTTTAAGAGAGTTAATTCTTCTGAAATCTCTTACTGCTCCGATCCACTTATACTTCTGACCGTGTATCTTAATCCACTTATTAGCGTCTTCATCAGTCATAGCTAGACTGACAGGCGGCTCCAAGCCCATTTTACGGCATTCATTATTAAAAGCTTTTCTTGATAAGGTAGGAGCGTCATTGATCCAAGGGATAGAGTTCTCCGCTTCAAATAAATTAGTATTAATATTCTCTAGCTGTCTTCGAAGTTCTTCAGTATCTATAGGCAACCCTCTCTGCGATATGGTTCTGTTAAGACAACTAATGTTTCTCTCTGTCTCAGGCCACTTATCTTCTAATGTTTGCCAAATCTGCAGACAAAGCTCTGAGTCTTTCAATGCGTACTCAGAAACTTCTTTCTTAAACTCTTTAGTCATGTTCTCCCAACGCTTACCTAACATGTTATCCCTTGTCTCCTTAGAGATTTCTAGTTCAAATAGTTCAGCAGAAGCGTTCTTCAATGCTCTTGGTAAGCCGCAGTACGCAACTAAATCAGCAGTACATAACCACTCCGCATATTCTACAGGGTTCCACCACTCCATTTGAACGCCATGTAGGTATAAGCTCTGATCAAATGGAGCGTTATGACTTACCGCTCTCTGGCCTTTTATTATCTGCCAATCAAAATCTCTAGGGTCACCTACAAAGCTAGTACCTTCATCACCGACAACAGATACCATATAGGCATCAAACAATGGATGATTAAAATAACCTACCGCTCCTAATGTTTTGATTGAACATTCTTTATCGTAATAAGTTTCAAAGTCTATTGCAAAAGTATTCATAGTATTCATTTCTGTACATGATAAACCCACCTGTACTCATACCCCCACGATATGATTATCGTACAGGTGGGTTCCCCTCACATGAACAAAGCCAATGGATGCTTTGTTTTACTCGATTTCCAGATCAATCTGTTGGTCTGGAATATCAATCTTTTCTCCTTTTAGATATGATAGATACCATCTAAATCCTTGTAGGAGTTCTTTACAGTGCTCTTGTTGATCAACAAGTTGCTCTGTTTTTTCGCCTATATCTTTTATTAGATTTTCTAATTGAGATATCTCGCTTGTAATATGACCAATTATTTTGTCTTTGTGAATCATATTAAGAAAGTCTAGCAGCGAATATTTTGATTTCGTCAGGAGTACTTTCTGTAGTTGGTGTGATACTTGGGACAAACCAACTATTCATTCCTCTAGTTAGCAACTCAGTTTTAAACTTCCAATACTTTTCACACAGAGGTGCTTCAGGATTGAAAGCAGAAAATGTAGCAAGTCTTTTGAACGTATGTTTATAAGCATCTTTAGCTACATTAATTTTCCCCATTGCATAAAACTCATCGCCTATTGCATATGGATATGTATCGTCTTCTTCGTTATCGCCTTTTGGAAAGAGAAACATGATTTCAGCAAAAGCCACTATAGGCCACTCTGATGTTTTCTTCAGTTCCTCTGCTTCTTTTTCTGAAAAAACCATTGACGGCATTTCTGCATGGCCGAATGGTGTATCTTCTCTCCATCCTTTTTGTACTTTGATAGGAACAGCTTTGCATTCCTCTTCATGTAGAATAAGTGTATGAAGTTTATCTACTACAAGAGCACCAGTCTCTCCTGCTATTTTTGACTGAGCCTGTACGACATTAAGTCTTGGCGCATTCATGTCCTCTGCTGAGAACTCAAGTTTTGGTGCTTCTGGTATCGCTTGGATTTCTTCTTTCTTTTGTTTTTTTAGTGTAGTACTCATATATGTTTTATCTGTTTTATATTTATTTGTTTTTAGGACAGCGTATAACGCACGTCGGAATTGGCTACAATGTCGAGATCTTGAGCAGCGTCAAGAAATTCTTGGGTCTTCTGTCTTTTTTCACCATCAGGTGCTGTGTCTCCTACTGCTTTTGCAATCTTTGTGATTGGAATATTAACGATATTTAATAATTCCTCTTTGTCTAAATCGTACTCTTGGGCAAGTTTGGCGAACTTCATATTATCTTTACATTTCTTAGGAGCACCCATTGATTTAAGTCTGAGGGTAGGAAACTCAACACCTTCCTTTGCCATCTCCATTGCTTTAGATTTAATTCTATCTGCCCAATTAGAAACTATCTTCGATACAACATACAAGTGCTCAATAGTTGCGGGATCATCAGGGTCATCTATATCTCCTTTAGGTAATGCATCGTCAGCAACTCGTGATGCAACTTCCACTGCCAAACCGCCCAAGGCAGGGCATGTATCTTCATATGTACAAAATCTACAGTTTACAGTGGGGTTAAGATCATATAGATCAGGCGTACCATTATTCCATTTTGGTCTTATCTTCTCGCCTCTCTTAATTATTTTACTTAACTTCTTAATTAAGTCAGGGACTTCTTCTCGTGTGAACTTACCTGTTAGCGTTTGATTTCTCACTGGTATGAAGAAAACAAAGTCAATTACATTTACTTCTGTATGTGCTTGGAAAGCCCCAATCGTATAGGCTATAGCTTGCCAGTTATCTCTTGGTTCATCTATCTGGCTAATACCAGTCTTGTAATCAATCATCACTGCCTGATCATCAAGCTTAACAAACTTATCACACGTCCCCCACGTAGCTGTACCATCTAATTGGATATCTACTTGAATCTCGTTGTACTCTTTATATTCTTCACCATTAGCAAATGTATTAAGATATGCTTCTTCATCGGCTACGATAGCTTCATATATCCCAACTTCTTCTTCGTCGTGTAATGCAGAAGGATCTTTAATCTCAAGGGCTTCGTGAATACGAGTTCCTTTCTCAGCCGCAGCATTAGTGCCTGACCTACCTACGTATCCTGCACAACCTGCAACATACTTTAAACTTGATGGGCTAAACTCTGCGTGTCCTCTGCTTCCGTGATCTGGTTGATTATCCATGACATGCAAATTTACCAAATGTTTGCTCTCTAAAAGCTGTCGCTACTTTATTAGCGTGTTCTAGCCCTTCTTTAGTGTTAGGCCAGCTTGCATGACCAAACTCATCTTTCACTTCAATTTTTTTTCCATTAACTGTGAATACAACTCGAACATGGTTTGCCCCTCTTCTAACTACATTTTTATACCCAGTAGAGTTATTCCTTTGTAATCTCGTATTACCGCCATTTTGTCTTGGAGTCGCATGCCTTAAATTACTTAGCTTATCATTCAATGTGTCATGGTCTATATGGTCAACTTGCTTAGTTACATCATCATAGCGAAACATTGCCATTATAACTCGTGAAGCAAAAAACCTGTGACGCTTACCATTGACATTCCACGTAATAACATGTCTAGCTGGATGCCAGCGTTTTTGTTTTTTACACCACTCCTTCGGTTTTATCATGGTCGCTTTACATCCTTTTCTTCTGTTAGGGTGAACATATCTATTCGCTCTTATGTCTTTCTTCCAGAAAAGATCCCCATTGTTATAATACACAGACTCTATTAGATCTTCTGGTATTGGATTATATTTTAATTTTTTATCTTCGCTGTCTGATGTTTTGTGTTTAAACACAGGTTCGACATCTATATCTAATTTCAGTTGGGTTTGTGTATTATCCATGTAGTGCTTTCAGGTTTTGTAGTTTTCTATTAACAGCTTGTATCACATTTTCTTCGATAGTGTCTACAGCGACTAATATTTTTTGTAGTGCATCTGACTTTGCACCGTTCCTGTGAATACGTCCTAACGTCTGTGCAAACTCTTTAGCAGAATACGATGGGCATATTAAACTAACTCTGGGTCTTTTGCCATTAATATCGTGTAATGAAAGTCCAGTTCCTCCTGCACTGATATTGACAACGAGCACATGTTCATTGTCATCTTGAAAATCATCAATGATTTGTTGACGTGCTTTTATGGTCTGACCGCCTTCTATTGAATTACACTTTAGCTGTGTACATAGAGCTTTCACAGTGTCTTTAAAGTTAACAAAGATTACTACAGAGTTACCTTGATCAACTAAGTCCTCTGCCATAGAAGCAATATCAGGTACTTTCATAGCTTCTGTTAATTGTCTTGCACGTAAAATGTTTACCAATACCCATTCACTATCGCCTACAGTACCCTCTTCAATATAACGAGTTACTATTTCAGGTGTAATCTCAAGCTCTCTATAGACCTTCTGTATCGCTTTTTTATCAGAGAACTCTACGCTCTCAGTGAATACCCTGTTGTTTCTAAAGCTATCAGGGAAGTCATCGACCTCTAGTTTGTGTCCAGTAACGCCATATATACTTTGGCGTAGTGGGTCTAGTTTTCTCCTGCTAATAAGCCTCCATTGTTTCCATTGATCAGGAGCACACCCATTGTCACTCATCCATCCGTACCATGTTTTTAAATCACCATCCCTTTTATTCAAACTATGAAGACCTAACATATAACCTAACGCTCTCATTTCAGTAGGGTCTTCTGCTGCTGTTGCAGACATGCCATGCACACGATAGCCTTGCTGTACTAGACTGATAAGAAGTTGAGCGTTTTGTGTGAAGGCTCCTTTACACTTATGTATCTCATCAATAAGAATCAAAGTATCTTTAGGAAGATGCCACTGCATTATCTTCTTACCTCTTTTACTCATAAACGGAGCACGGCCTCTTCTGATATTCTCATAGTTAAGAACAAACAAAGGCTTTAGCCCCGTCTCTTTTAACTCTCTTTCCCAAGAAGGGATGACTGCTTTAGGGCAGATGACAGCAACGTCACCACCTAAGTTTCTAGATAGATGTGCAGCTACTACAGTTTTACCTGTGCCTACAGCACTACTGTCTATGGTGTTTATATTCTCTACTTGTCGTGATAAGAAAAAATCACACGCTTCTTTTTGTCGTTCGAATAAGGTCTTCATTTCCTCCACCGATACATTACAGAACGATTCTTGTCTAGAGAAAAGAATTGAACAGGGAGTAAAGGTGGAAAAAAGCAAACACCTTTACTCCCCTAGTTAGGCAAAACCAAGTAAAAGCCTAACTTGGTTTAATATAGTACATATTCGATTTATGTACTAATCGATTTAGCTTTAATATATCTAGCAATAAGGAACGCATCGATCATGCCATCATGTGCTTTACTAGCTCTTTTACTCTTCTGCCAACATTCGTCAGGTGCTAGGCACTCTGCTTTCCATAAGGCAGCTTGTTTGGTTTGGCCTTTAGGCACATTACCTAACATAAACTTTTGCCACTTATGGACTGACACACAACAATGCTCCCACTGTCTACTCTCACAAACCCCCATAATTTTTCCAAAAGATATACCCATTGATCGTACAGCTTGCGAAGACTTAGCATGCTTCAATGGTTCCTCGACAGCGACTAAGAAATCATCTGCACATTGTTCGAGACCCATTATCCACTCGTAAATTTTACGTGATTCAACTTCACGCTTACCTGCTCTATGAGTAGTAGGCATGATGGTTTTATCTATAACATCTCCCGTATGTTTTGATATGGCTACAATCCCTCCGTCTAAGCCGTTGTCTATACCTATGATCATATACCTTGAAGAGCTTTACGGGTTATGATTAACCCGTCGCCTTCTGCGGGTATAAAAACATCAACATTTTTTATAAGTAGCTGCAGGTAGTGAACTTCTTTAGCTGTCTTAGGTATAACTAAGTAGTAAGTACCTACTAGTAAGTCACTTATAAAAGTAAAGTCTTTAGGAGGAATCTCTTTCCTTATTATAATAGTAGGATGCTCAATAACTTCCCTGTCGGGAAACATTTTTATATCGCTCTGTCTTCGAGAAAACATGGAGTACCTTCGCCAAAATTGTTTTGTAAGTACTCATACTCTAACCTATCATTTGCTTCTTTGGTAGATAAATTAAACTGTTTTTTTAAAACTGAAATAGTGATCTCTTTCGAGTAACAAGCGATAGGCGGGCTACCATATCTATCAACAGTTCCTACAAAAGCATCCTCAAGTCCCGCATATAATAATAAAATGGACTCTGCATCTTCTTCAGTCTTTGGTTTCTTCTGGTTCGACATCAATTATATTATCTTGGTTTGTTTTAATAGCTCCCTTGCCTTTATCAGCACGGGCATTATTTAAAATACTTATATCGATTTGCATCTTGCCGACACCCCCGCCTTTCTTCTCATTAAGTCCTAAGTTCCTTCTTATCATTTGATCTAATTGATCAAGCTCACGGATAGTTCTAGGCGGTCTTAGATTCTTCATAGAATCTCTAAGCAATCTCATACCTGCAGCAGCTACGTATGTCTGATACTTTTCGGCAGGAGATGTCTGTGCTTCTGATATTTCAAGTATATCTTTCTCTTCTTCAGATCTTGCTTCTCTCTTTGCTATATTAATTGCTTCTTTAGTTTTTTTATTAAGGTCATCATCCAATGTTTGCTGTATTGGGTCTGCACTCTGTTCTTTTTTAGTCTCTGGATTTGATCCGTATGAGTCGGTCTTAGGGCCGAACCCTGCTTTTCTTAGCCATCTACGTAGCGTAGACGTGGATATTCCTAGTTCATCAGCTATATTAGTTAACTTATAATCCTGTTTGTAGAGTTGTAATGCACGTTGTACGTCTTCTCTATTCAGGAAATCTGAATTATTTTGTTTCTTAGGCAAAGCAATTAAAGATAATATTTTTACATAAAAATTCAAGTAATATGAGCAAGTCTGCTAAAGCATACGAACCACGTATAGATCCCAAAACAAAGAAGATGGATGTAGGTGGTATGATGATACCTCCTACTAATACAATCACTGCATTATTGTATGGGTTAGGTAACCATGATTCACATAGAGCAAAGGAATATTACTTCTGGCGGTTATGTGACGAGATATGGAACGGGCCAGATAGGCCAGAGCCTATGATGGTGAAACATCCTTGGGCTGAAGAGATGATCAGAGCGGTTATCCGTAACAAGTACATAGCTATAGGGGGTGCAGCTAATAGTGGTAAGTCTCATACGTTAGCTGCTTGGGGGATACTAAACTGGTTAGCTGCTCCAAGAGATACACTGATACTGCTGACATCGACAACACTACGAGAAGCACGTAAACGAATATGGGGTTCTGTTGTATCTCTGTTAATGGTGATAGAAGGAGCACCAATTAGAATACGAGATAGTATAGGTAATGCTGCATACGTTACGGAGAAAGGTAACTTGATAGAAAGAGCAGGTCTTTCTTTGATTGCTGCTGAGAAATCAAAAACAAAAGAAGCAATAGGTAAGTTCATTGGTATAAAACAGAAGAGAGTAATGCTAATTGCTGACGAGCTTTCAGAAATATCAGAGGCTATTGTACAAGCAGGTCTAAGTAACCTATCTAAAAACGAAAGGTTTGAGATGATAGGGTTGAGTAACCCTAACTCTAGGTTTGATGCGTTCGGTGTATGGTCAACACCTAAAGATGGTTGGGATAGTGTAGACACAAACACAGATTATCAATGGAGAACTAAGTGGGGCGGTGAGTATGTACGCTTTGATGCTGAACGAAGCCCTAACGTAATTGCTAATGAAGTGATTTACCCTTGGCTACCTACAGTAGATAAGCTCAATGAGGACAAAGCATTACTAGGGCAAGAGTCTCGTGGATACTTTAGGATGTGTCGTGCTGTTTTCTTTGATGGTGATGAGGAAGATACTATCTACAATGAAGCAGAGCTATCACGTAGCGGTGCTATGAGTAAGATTGAGTGGAAGAATAAACCAATACCAATCGCAGGACTCGACCCTGCTTTTACTAATGGTGGTGACAGATGTATTCTATATACAGGTCATGTTGGCTATGCGACTAATGGTCAGTTTGTGTGTCAGCTTGATGAAGCTATACACCTCAATGACGATGCCACCAACAAAGCGGTTCCACGAACTTATCAGATTGTTCGTCAGGTGCGGAGCGAGTGCGAGAAGAGAGGCATAAAGCCAATGGATATCGCAGTAGACGCAACAGGGGCAGGTGCTCCATTTTGCGACGTACTCGCAGGAGAGTGGAGTGACCAGATTCTTCGTGTTTCTTTTGGTGGTCGGGCATCGGATCGTAGAGTTTCTGCTAATTCTAAATACACAGGGGCTGAATTGTATGTAAACAGAGTAACAGAACTATGGTTCGTTGGCAAAGAACTTTGTAGGACTAAACAGTTGTTTGGAGTTACTGGTGAGTTAGCACAGGAGGTTACAGGCAGAAATTACGAAATGATCAAGGGCGGTACGCTAAGAATGAAGATTGAAAGTAAGGTTGAACACAAAGCTAGGCTTGGGAAATCCCCTGACTTAGCTGACGCAGCCTTCTTATGTTTAGATCTAGCCCGCCAGAGACATAGTTTGATGGCGGTTGAGCCTATAGAAACAGGGAATTCGTTAGGTTATTCCAAACCAAGGAGGTCTATTAAGAAATTATCTAACATGTTAAGTACAGATACCTTACACGGAACATAGCCCTGTTGACTTTTCATATAAAAAAACTAAATTTATAGGTAATATACAACACAAATAAGTATGGCAGATAAGGACAAAAGTAAAATATCAGATGAGCAGTTAAAATCAATAGGGATGAGTAGAGCTAAGTGGGAGGAACTTACCTCTTACTACTCGAAGCTAATGGATAAAGCTCTTGATAAGCCCGAAACAGGATTATTAAAGCCAGCTAACTTCATGAAAATCTATAACCCTAATACAGAGTTAGTAGACGACTTTTCTTCTTTTGTATCGAGACTTTCTAGTGATCCGCAGATTAAAAATTTATTTGTGGGGGATGTAGACAAGAAATTCACCCCTCTCGGAAATGACCCAAAGATGGGTTTGAGAGAAACTTTCAAGAAAAACTATACAGGCGGTGCTGAAGACGAGGTAATGAATAAGTTTAGTTTTGCAGAAGATACCGTCTTTGGAGAGTCTGACGACGAAAAAAAGATAACAGCCCAAGGTGGTGATGTAAACGCCCCTCGTTATCAAGGATTCAACCCTGAAACAAAAGAAGAGACTAAAGCGGGTTCTTTTATGGATCAAATAACAGGTCTCAATAAAAAGTTACAAGATAAATTTGGTAAACCTAACCCACAAAAAGTTAGAGCGTTACAGGCAGCTAAGAATATGTACGGTTACGAAGGAGGAGCCGCCCAAGCAAGAAAAGATCAAGCGCTTTTAAAAAGTACTCGATTAGGCATGAGAGAGGCTGACGGTAGTTTTCGTCTGAGGACAGCAGATGAAATTGCTGCCCGTAATAGGGAAGGTCGTGCTAGTATTAACCAACCTAAAAGAGATGTTATGAAGAATTTTCGTGACAGATATGGCGATGGGGTAGGGGGCAGCAGGTTAGAACAGGAAATGAAACAATTTCAAAAAGACACAGGAGTAAAAGACCCTCTCAAACTAGAGAGCGACACCAGAGCAAATGAACAAATGCGAGCCTTTGAACAGACTGCTAGAGACAGACAAAAAACTTTAGATAAATATAGAGTAAAAGAACCTCCAAAGTTTGGCGATGAAGTAGCAGCTCTTAACGAAAAAGATCAGGCTAGAGTCATGGCTTTAGTTAACAAGAGAGAAGAAGAGATGAAGAAGAAGCCAGTACGCTAGTATGAAGTTCAGTTCGTTACCACAATATGAGTTAGGAGAAAGGTACTCGAAAGATCGTACCTCTTCTAAATATAAGAGAGCTGCTAGACGACTTAGAAAAAAAGGATATAAGTCTGAGGCAGGTAGGATGGCTTTGCAAGCAGAGCTAGAGCGTATGAACGAACCTACGATTATGCGCCCAGAGCATAGAGAGCTTGAGGCTAAACAACAGGAGAGGTTAGTCCAGTCTAGAGTACCTCAAACACCTATAAGTACATCTGCTATAGATCCATCACAAGGCATGGCAGATTTAAGAGGTAACTTCTTTGGAGATATAGCAGCTTCTAATTTACCTGTATCGGAGCAAGCAATGTTTGCTAAACGCTTTGACTCTCAGGTTTCTGACATGGCTAAACAACAGAAAGCATATGTTGATTTACAGAACGCTCAGAGGAAAAACAGAGAAGACCAAAGGATAGCACAGCTAACACCCCAAGTTGCTACAAGAGTTAGGGAAATCATGGATTCAAAAGGTACTGACTCTCAGAAACAAAAAGCTCTGACTAGAACAATGCTATCACCACAGGTATCAACAGCTTTATCTAATACATCAGTCAGTTCTATATTCACTTCAGCAGCCGATCAGTTAAAGATTAACAAAGCAGATAGAAGTAAAATAGATACTCTCGTTAAAGAAAGGGTTGGTAAAGGCGACCTCTCTTTGATTGATCAAGCATCACCTGAAATGTCAGACATGTATAGAGCTATAGGGATGAGAGAAAGCTCTAAAGAAACTAGAACTGAGCAGCTCAAAGAACTAGAAGATATCGAGGGCATGTTAAATAGTTTACGTCGTGGTAACCTTGAAGACAATGCTCTTCAATCATTGATACAAGCACAAGGCATACCCGAAACTGCGAACAACAAAGAAATACTCGTCGAGTTAATTCTTTTATTAACATATAACCAAGACTCAGAAGAAGAGAGAAACAGGTTATCTGAGATGAGTGAAGCAGATTTATATATCGAGGCGTACAAAGATTTATTCTCCCAAAAAGGTGCTCTCTCCATGAGAGGTCAACAGCAACAAGCTGCTGTTAACCCTGCTGCTAGTGCTGCTGCATCTAGTTGGAGTACTTAACTATAACATATACAACCCAAATTCTGCTGTGTCAGACCTATATCCAACCCTATCGTTGGGGGAACAAACCCCTGTGCCTAATGACCTTGATCAAAATATCATCGTCCCTCCTTTAAAATCATTTAGCCAATGGTCGGCTAGTTCAGGATCAGAGATCAATGATCCAATGCTCAGTGCTCAAGGCTATGCCGACTATCAACGTGGGCATTTCTTCCGTACTGGAGAATTAAATGATGAAGTAGAAGGCTCAATAACACAAGGCTTGGTAGGCAGTTTACTTAACAATGGATTAGTAACTGAAGAAGAAGTACAGGCAGAAGGTTTTCTATCTACACTTAAACCCGAAAGCGATGTGCAGACAAAGACTAACCTTATCCGTATGGCTTATGGTGAGGAGGCAGGTTCTATCTATAACAACAATATACAAAGTGATTCTGCTAATACAGAAGAATTAGATAAGCAACTTAACAGAGCTAAGACATTACTTGTTGAATCAGGCAGTCTACCTTTCGCCAGAATAACTGACGATAAAGGAGTTCAGAAAGTTATCGGTGGAGCAGGTATTGAAAATAGGGGAGAGGCTTTAGATACTGCTGTTCGTTTAGGTGGGCTAGATTATTCAGATGCTTATCGTGTTATGTCAGGTCTTGAAAAAAGATCTGGTGATACCTCAACTGTCTTTGAAAACATAAGACAAGCAGAGCTACTCAAAGAATTCAATGGGATGCTTGGCTCTGATGAAGAGCAAGATGATACAGCAAAGAACGCATTAGATAATATGCGTGAGCTTATCAAACAAAAAGATATCAAGCCTGATCTAGATCAAGAGGGTGCTTTGTCTGCGGTCATAGGTGATATGCGGAAAGCATTGTCATCTTCATACAGCAGACGTACTGGCTTTGGAGAAGGAGCAGCTCTTAATAGATTTAGTGACAAAGAGATTAAAGACACGATTGAATTACTCGCAGCCAATGAGGTCAATGAGAAAGGTGAGTTTAAGTTATACGATGAAGATGCGAAGAACATCCGCATATTAGGGAGCGGTCATGTACTGGCACACCCTGCATTGATGCAGCAGAAGGAGAGGTTTGAGAGAGCTGTTAAGTCAGATAAAAGATTGTCCCCTGCTCAAGCTACATCGCTCAGGAATCAGCGTAAGTTATACAGAGAGTTAACGTACGAGTACTACGATAAGTTCCTGTCAGAAACTGCAGCTACTAGCGACAACTGGATGGAAGCGAAGCAAGCAGGTAGAGTTAAAGGATTAAAAGATACTGATGTGCTCGATAGTTTTATAGCCGATGACCGTAATTACAGTTCTATAAAAAATAGATTAGGAGATATAGCAGCTACTGTTCCTGATGCGGTGATAGGATTGTTTGCTTCATTAGGAGCTATCGTATTCAAAAGCGAAGGAGCTACGAATTACTTAGTCGAAAACCAAATGGATCGGCAACGTCGTAGAGAAGTGGCTTCTATTTTCGGAGATGACTTTGGTTGGGGTATGGATCTATCCAATGTAGTAGCTCCTATGGTTGTTGATATATCTGCGACAGCCTTCTTATCTGCAACAACTATGGGTGCAGGTGGTGTAGCATATGCCGCTACAAAAACAACTGCGACATCAGCAGCTAAACTCGCTATCAAAAAACTCACTCCGTCTTTTGTAAGAAAACAATTTGGTGATACTACTCGTGAAGCTGCGGGAGCTGTTGCTTCAAAGAAAGCACTTTCGAAAGCAGGAGAAAAAGCGTCCACCGAGGGAGTTCAAAAAGCTCTTAAAGAATACAACAAAGCAGTAGGAAATAAAATATTCCGTAAAGCTGCTACGTACCCACCTTTATTTTTAACGGCAGCTAATAGGAGTGCGGGTAATACATACGCTACTGTATATGCTGCACAGCCTGACAACATGACTCACGAAGAGAAACATGATGCAGCTTTAGGGTACGCTATGATGGCGGGAACTGTGACAGGTTTAATAACAACTGCATTTATGGGATTAGGTAGAGGAGGTTTCGAAGATGCTTTCTTAAATAAGATGTCAGTGAAAGGTTTAGTAGCAGGTCTGGAGAAGCTAAAGAATTTAGAAGTAAAAGGAATAGGTGCTGCAAAATTTAAAGAGCAGTTAGTGAACATCGTTACTAAAGATATGCAAGAAGTCCTGAAGAAAAGAGTAGGGAACAACATCAAAGCATATGGTATTCCAGCTATGGACGAAGCGATGGAAGAAGGTCTTGATGAGTTTGTACAAACATTCATTATGGATGCTGCTCTAAACGAAGATACTCCGATGATAGACAGATTGATGACAGGATTACACGCTGCTTCATTAGGGGGCGTGATGGGTGCGGGGGTTGTTGGTGTACGTAACATGATGGATAGAGGAAAGGGTGCTCGTTTTGAGAGACTGCAAAATGAAAAGATAACTGAGATCATAGATAAGTTAGAGCAGTCGGATTCCCCATTGACTGCTGCTTACATAAGAGAGAACAGAGAAGCACTCGCTACTCAGTTAAGGACATCTTCTAGATCAAGAGAAACGGTTGATGTAACTCCTGAAGAAATGCCTCAAGAACTTACTGAAGCATATGGAGATTTCACAAGTGGTCTTGTAACTGAAGAACAGTTCGACGAGTTTGCAGAAGGTGAAACCACAGTAGAAGAAATAAGATCAGCTCTTAACTCAGTTACAAAAGAAGAGTCTAAGGTTATGGTAGATGAGAGTGCTACTGATCGTGAGTCTCAAGCAGGAAGCATCGACGAGGATAGTCAAAATGATTTGCAGGGGAGACAGCGGGAAAGATTCGTTGATTCTTTTGAAGATCTCTGGATGGATAAAGAGGAATCAAATAGATTGAGTGAAGGGTTAACTGCTAAAGACCACCACGCAAGATTTGAACAAGCTAAGAAAGAAGCAGAAGACATTGCTGACTTTTGGGGTATGGAGGTTCGAGTAGATTACAATGAAAAGAACAAAGCCAAAGGTGCGTTGAAGGCTGAGAGAACTAAGGATGGGATGCGGTTGGTTATGAATCCTTGGGGAATGTCCCGTCTCACGATGGGTCTTAGTAGAGGGAATGCTCAACACGTCATACGTTTTGAAGCTGCTCACGAAGTTATACACCACGCTGCTTGGAGGAATTTAAGTAAAGCTGAGATGGATGAAATATTTTCTGTCTTAAATCCAACACAAGTGAATGAAATAATAGATACATATTACGATACTGATGAGAGTCGTACTGAAGCCCGTAACCTACTAGCTCCAGATGCAGCTCCATCAAAGCAACGTAACATGCAGCATATTATTGTTGATGAGTTCTTACGCATGAAGGCTCAGACTTTAACTAAAGGATACACAACTGAAGAGGAGATAGAATTCTACAAGAGTAACCCTAACTTTGTCCGTATATTCTTACGCTACTTACGTTCGTATATAAATCGTTTTAATGCGATGAAAGAAAAGGACAGTGAAAATCCAGTCATCGCTGCAGCTCTGAACAGACTGGCTGGTGAGATGGTTAGATTAAAAGGAGGATACTCTATATTATCTACTATTAAGTTTGATATTAATGACCCAGAGAACAACCTTAAAATACTAGCAACCTATCTCGATGACAGACCGATCACCGATTCTCCCGATGACAAGATAGATTTACGTGTTCGTGAAACACAAGCAGGTGCTTTGAATGGACAGCGGGGCGGTCTTGATAAAGGTAATTTTGATACAGACATGGGAGGTATAGAGTATGGAGGGTACGCCCCACTATTTGAATTAGCTTTCTATGAAACTGGCCCTGCTAAGAAGAGAGCAGAAGGTATGTGGCGGTGGCTTGATTGGTTTACAGGTAAGGTAGACCCTAGAGTGAAGAGACTTATAGAACAGAGGAGGCAGATACAAGATACTGTAGACACAGACTTTGTTAATTTTACTAATCAACTTGATTTAATAATCAAAGAAGACTTCGAGGGTAAAGCACCTGTAGATCTCATACAAGCTATAGTTGGTAACAGTGAAAACATAACACCCGAAACAGATCCTGAGTTCGAACAACAATTAAAAACTCGTAGGAGTGATTTAGGCACTACCAAACTAACTAAAGCAGAGACTCAAAAACAAAGAGCTATTTTTGTAGAGAAGAAAAAAGAAGAGTTTAGGCAGAGAAGATCTAAAGCCATTGAAGAGTTAGCCGTATTACAGAACGTCGATATAAGTAAAGCATGGGACACCCGTCTTGTTAAACATCTCATAAGTTTAAGAGAGTTAACTAATGAACTGTCTGAAGAAATAAAAAGGATAGTTGGCCCAGATAGTCCTATGTCTGTAGCTATTGATGACAACTTAGATATCTATTTACATAGAAAGTATAGGTTGTTCACAGATAAAGAGTACCGAAAAAATATTAGAGAGCATGAAGATTACAGTGGCGTAAGAGACAGAGCTGCTACTTATTTATTTAATCAATTCACTAAGCATAATAAAAACTGGCTTAGTTTAGAAACAAGAGAAGGTGTTAAGCTAAAGGATATTGGCAGTAGGAAAGACGCAGAGGCAGCACTTAAAAATATGTTGCTCAACGACTACTTAGATTTGTTTATTAAAGGAGATAAGAAAGTTAGTACGATTAACTTAATAAATAATCTTAAAGACAATAAGAAAAGTATAGTTAATTTAGATATCGGTGCTCTTAAAAACAGACAGAACCCGCCTCAAGAACTACGTGAATTATTGGGACAAGTCAAAGATACAGAGAGTGGGTACGGTGATCTGCTCCAAACTTTCCAACACCTTGGTTTAGTTGCTTCTCAAATAAACTTTGTAGAAAAACTAAAGAAGGTAGGGATTGATAACAAGTTCATACAAGTTCGAGAACCTATAGGAGAAACAGCAGATGGCGGCCCTGATTATGGTGCTGTGCCTGAAGGATTTGATATCCTAAATATAAAGACAGGTAGTGAAACAAACTTAATTAGTACAGCTCCCTTTGCCGATGGTAAACAGTACATCATTGCAAAAGATATGGCAGATGATATCAACGCTCTCCTTGGGCCTGATACTAAACTGTCTCAGGGTGAAGCTGACTCAGCCGCAGAATTCCTTACTGATGTAGGGGCAAAGCTAACAGGTCTATCTCTAGGTGCTAAGACACTAGGCTCTATAGGTTTCTATGTACGTAACATAGTTTCAAACGTGTTATTCTTCGGCCCACTACAAGGGATGTGGCGACCCATGCAGTTAGGCAGTTCATTAAAGAATGAGTTTATAAGAAAGTACACATCGATGAAACCAGAAGAGGTGAGTGCTTTCCATAGAACACTGCAAGGTCTTGGCGTTATCGGTAATGATATTAATGCTAGACTCGTACAAGATTTATTAAGAGATCCTTTAAACGAAAAGAAGGTTAGGAAAGAACTGTTCGATACCATCGATGAGATAGAAAAGGCAAGCGGAGAGAAAGTAAAAGGTATTGATAAGCTCTCTGATAAAGTAGGAGATACTAAAGTAGGTAAATTATATGGTAAACTAAGAGAGCTTTCTCAAACAGTGGATGCTTTCTATAAGATTACATACTTTGTTCATGAGCTTGATGTACTACAGAAGGCTAGAAAATATGATCAAGATAACCCGCCTCAAAACTTAAAAGATCCAAGAGACAGTTACGCAAACAGGAGTGACTCACAGCTCATGCAAGAGGCAGCTTTTATAGTTAAGGAAACTGCTCAGAGTTATGATCAAGCTCCTCCCTTTGTTCAAGGTATGAATCGTACATGGTATGGATTCATGTTCGCCCCGTTCATTCGATTTAAAATAGAAGTCCCAAGGATTTTATTAAACACAAGACAGCAGTACATAAAAGAAAGTGCGAGTCATAATCCAATTATTAATAAACGTGGTACACGAAGAAAGACAGGTGTCGGAATAGTCTTAGGCGGTATGTCAGCACTAGGAGCAGCAGCCGTTAATAATATACTAAGTAATATAGGAGACGAAGAGGATCAAGCGTTGAGAGATTCAATGCCTGAGTATCTTAGAACACACACATTCTTCTACTATGGTAAGGGAGATAAACTAAAGTCAGTGGATCTGACTTACGTGAATCCTTTCGCTATGATGGTTGACCCTTTCCTAAGAGCATACGAGCAACTTAGAAGAGGCTCACCCGCAGAAGCAGGAGCTGCTTTCTTTAAAACTCTAGTGGCTGACCAGTACTTTGATCAGCAGATCTTTGCAGGAGCATTAACAAGTGCATTAAATAACAGAGATCCAGAGACAGGCAGACAGATAACCGAAGCTAATGATACAGCATGGGAAGCGTTCGCTAAGAAGTTCCAGTTCATATGGAAAGAAGCGTACTATCCAAGAACTCCTGAGAATCTTTTAAACAACGGAGTTATTAAGTTGATGGAAGGTGATCCTGATGCCGCTGACATTTTATTTACACCACTAGGAGCTTTGGTTTCTGAGTTCCTACCCGTTAGACCTTATGATATAAAACTAGAGAGACAGTTCGATAGGTTCTTATCTGAACGAGCAGGTGAATATCGTCGAGCTAACGCACTCAAGAATCGTATGTACACTGATGACTCAATGGCAGAAGGGACAGTTAGAGGGTTTGCAGATACAGAAATAGAAAGACGTAGGCGTATTAATGAACATCTATTAAAAACGATTAGAGGGTTTAGAAAGTTAGGTCTTTCAGACGAGCAGATATATTCGCAAGCTACCGAACGTGGTTATGGTAAGCGGAGGATGGCACTTCTTCTGAATGGTTTAATGGAACGCCCCGCACTGCAGACACCTTTCATTAGGAACATGGCAGTTAAAGGGGACATCCATATAGAAAGATTAAGGACATTCCAGAATCAACTTGAGACTTACGGAAGGTTTATACCAATCGAAGAGGAGTAAAAAGAAACCCGCCCCTACGAGTACATAACTAAACTCATAAGGACGGGATCTTTGTTTTGGTAAAAAGACAATCAAGACAAAAGGGGAATACCTAGAAACCTTTCATCTATCATGTCAGTGTATCGACGAGGCATTGGTGGGTCGAATTGTTCTTCATTAAAATGTAGCCTTCATATGGTACATATACCGATTCATTAATGAATCATATGTAGCCTCTGCCTCCGCACGATTATTACCCCAATACAATGTGGTCGGACTTTGTTTGTCACGCTCACCATACACATGGTAGTTTGGAATCGGTGCGTCTGATTGTGTCATTAGTATTCTCGCAAATGGAGGGCGGTCAGGCTTACAATATTTTTTAATAAACATTTTACTCTTCCTGTGTGTTCTCTATCTTATCTTTTATTTTATCAATAGCACTACTTACTTCATCATGCTCAAGTAAAGATTTAACTTTGCGTTCTGCCCCTCTGACAGTGCTAAAATGTCTTCCGAACATTTCACCAATGGTCTTCAACGGTATGCCATACTGTTTGGAAACGTACATTCCTAAATGCCTCCAATCAGCAACAGTTCCACCTGACGAACCAGAAGCTAAGTCTTCTGATGTGAATCCTGAAATATCTGTTATTGCTTTTAACACTTGTTGTGGCTCTACTTTTTTAACTAGTTTCATCTTGGTTGTTATTTGGAAAGAAGAAGTTTGCTTGTTCTTCTGCTCGATTTTTTACGTGATCTTTATAATTGAAAGGCAGACCCTCCCCAATACGAGGAGGGTCTGATGGGATAATCGGGAAGATCCTCACTGTATCCTTGATGATATTACCTTCATCATCCGTTTGAACATCTATGATAATAGGTGCTCCTTTTGGTTGAATCTGTCTTATTATATTCATCTCGGATACAGTAGTATACTTGATATAATTGTATGGGTCAAGACTAAATATAATTAAACTGTTTGATCCATTATGGCACTGTCGGGTTCGTTCTTGTCAGCACTCCACTCAGCTAGTCGAGTGATGTCATCGATAGCTTCTATCGCAGCGACCTTTTCTTTATAACCACAGTCCGATATCGCTATCTTAGTTTTGATCTGAGCTGCGGTCATGTATACTTCACTGATGTTCTTGTAGTTGATAGGTTCCTTTGGGTTAAACTCTTCTCTTATCAATGTATTAAGCGGGATAGATTTACCAATCCCTCTTGTTCCTTTCTCACGAAAAGTTATTGATGGTTCTGGGTCAGGTGTCAGTGATACATGGTACGTTGTTCCATCGATCTCTGCTACTCTTGTTATTTGTTTCTCTAGTTTAGTTGCCATTTTCTTTATTATGTTTTTTAGTTTTTAGTTTATCCCACATCGCTCTCTCTGTTAAATGCGTGATGTTTGTTGCGGGGTGAATGTTATCAGCCTCTTCTTCTTGTAGCCATTTCAGTGCGTGTTCTACTCCTGCTCTGTACGAGGAGCATCGTATACGCATCTTGATTAACTCTAGCTGAAGTTCCTTATACATCCCTTCCCAATCTGTTTCAATGTTCATGTTTACTTTTTTCTCGTCTGCTCTGGATGTTTCAGATGCCGCAGCGAAGAACTTCAACACGATTACTATTAAGAATAACCATATGATTACTCCTGCTATTATTGTTGTTGTTGTCATTTAGTTACCTCCTCTTGATGTGTCACCACAAAGTGTTGATCGAATGTAATATCCTCTTTACAGGTAGGGCATATACCATCTTTACCAAACTCTGAGACTACGCTTTCAAAGTCTGAGTCTACTAAACTATCATCATGCGCTGTCGTCCAGTGAAACAAATCTAAATCGAATTCGTTGTCATCGAACACCTTATACTTAGCTTTGTCATAGCATCTACAAGGGCTGAAGTTTTTTTCAACTATGAATCCTCTGTTTATTAACTTTTTCATTTGGTTGCTTCCATCTCCGTTACGATTGCTTCACAAGAATCTTGTATATCTTCAATTATATAATCCAACTCAAACTTGCCTCTGTTGATACGACTAACGCACTCACGCCATTGATCATCTGTTAGATCATTGTCTGGATCTATATCTTCTTTACATAATATGATTCCTATCTCGCTGTTAGGTTCATAAGTATAATCATAATGATCATCCCTCCACTCTAACTTGTCTACTTCGGGAAGATCAATGATAGACTCATCATCATGCGGATGGTCGTATACCATAACTCTGCCATAGGCATCTTTCTTATATTCCCCAAATGGATTTTTTATAGCATAGGATAAATCCCATACATGAGAGAAACAATAGTTCTCTCTGCTCATGTGTTTTTCTTTCATAGTTTGTTATTTTGTTTTTATATTTATTAAGCAGCGATACCTGCGTTGCTTGGTGGTGCATCGATTGCCTCACCGATTGGGAAGTGCTTGGACTCTAGCCCGTATGACACCCACAACACTGGATAAGGTTGCTCCTGTAAGTTTCTTACATCGTTACTATAACCATCGGTTAAGTACACTAGCCCGTCGCAGAATGGTTCATTCTCTTTGACCCACTCGAATGCGGGATGGAATCTTGTACCACCACCGACGATGATCTTGCTTGGTGCAGTGTCACCTGCATACAACTCATACACGTCTCGCACCTGAGATGATACAGATAGAATGACCATCTTCTCAGGTCTCATATTGTCAAGGAACTCTTGTGCAAGTATCAAGAGATCAGATGTCAGTTGCTCATCCATAGACCAACTACTATCGATGACGTAGACGATTGTACCACAACCATCACGACCACGACCCGCAGTGCATAGCCCATTGGTTGCGTTGAAGATTGGTGCATTGAATGGTCGTGTCCATCCGTCTGCAATACGAGCGGTGTTCCACTCCATCACGTACTTCTTCCAATCCATGTATGATCGTTGTGATTTCTGATCCTTCACACTTCTCAATGTGTTGCTCAATCCCATGTCACTTGATGCTGAGGCTAACTCAGATTGTTTAAGCACTTGATCTGAGATCTGTTCAATCTCTTCAAGTACCTCCTCAAGTGTCTCGCCCTCCTCAAGATGTGGCTCGTCAGGTAAATCATCAGCACCCTGCCCGACCCAATCATCACCTAAGATTTCTTTGTCAGTTGGTTTAGGTGTTCCTCCTGTAGCATCACCCTCTTGATCACTGCCGCCATCGCCTTCTTCATCAGTGCTGTCGCCATCACTATCTGATTCACTTGTGTCTTGATTAGTGTCAGCATCCTCATCGCATGGCTCGTCACCTTCATCAGATGGTTGTGGATTATCATCACCATCCTGCTCACCATCCTGTTGATCATCGTCCTCTGCTCCTTGCTCATCGTCCATCTTGGATTGTCCATTGTTCTCCTCCTTGGTAAGCTCGATGACAATATTCTCCGTACTCATGTTGTCGAACCTGATGTCACAGCACGACCCTTCAATCATAGGGAGCAGCTTCGGATTCTGCTTGAGTATGAGTAGATTATCTGCATGGTCAGCAGCGATGTTCACTCGACGCTTACGCTTCATGAACTCATTTAGAACATGAGCAGCAGCATCATCATCTGGTATAACACCCATCAATTTGAAGAGTCTTGATATACCTAACATCACATGACCTCCTTCATGAGCTAGTAGGAATGCAAGGTATCCAACTGGATCACTTGTCTGTTCTATCTTCTCCATCACACCATGCGGATTGAGAAGTAGGTATCTACCATCCGTCTGTCCGTATGGGGTGTTGAATGTCCACCTCCACTTGAGTAGTGACAGTGCATTGTAGTAAGGGTACAACTCTTCAGTTGTCTCCAGTCTCCTGTACGCTTTCGCTAGTGTGCTGTCTCCGTAGTGATCGAACACAATCGGATCGCCTTCTTGTATGTCGTATATATTATGTATCATGGTATTCTATTTCTTAGTTAATGGTTTAGTTAACAACTCAGTTGTTAAAGTCCTTTCAGCTCGTGGTTTTTAGGGTGTTCGTTAAGTGGAATGTCCACGTTGATTGCTGCATGGTATCCTGCTCTACCGATCTCTTTGGTAGCGGGGAGTAAAAGATTCTCGACGAACCAATCTACATCACCTGCAGCTACAGCCGTTCCTCTGTCCCTGCCTCGTTGCTCAAGCTGAGTTAGTTCAATGTCCATGATCCGTAGTGCAGCGTGGATCATCTTGAACTGATCAGTAGGTTTATGTGACAACTTCATAGTACCCTTACGTACAGCATCAAGGTCATCAAGTAATCCTGATGAGCTAGTGATGTAAGCGATACAGTCACGAGCTGTAGTGTCTCCAACCTTAGACTGCAGTGTCAGCTTGAGATGCTTGTTGAACTCAGACTTACTCAGCTCAAGGTTGTTCTCGATGTAGCTGATCTGTCTAGCAGCACTAGCCCATGACCTTGGAGTTGGGTGTGGTGACCCATCCCAAGGCTGCGGTATTGGTGGAGCGAAGTGATTACCACTCTCCAACTTAGCGTTGAACTGTAGATACTCAACGACTGGTGAGAACTTACTCCACGCAAACTCAGATGCCCAACTCAACCATGAGTTGATATCTGCTTTTAATATAAACTGATTACCACGATTCACTATCGGAGCATCCAGTACTGCAGAGCGTGATCCATCCTCACGTCGGTTACCTGTCACGAGTATCTTGACATTCTCGCCAAGCCTATGCGAGCCAATCTTAGACTCACCATCTGGATCGATAGTACTACGTACCAAAGATCTTGTATCCGCTGCCCACTCTGGCATCTCATCGAAGACGAGCAAACATGGAGTGTCTTCCATGCCGAGCCTCTTAAGAAGTGCTGCCGTCGGTATACCCTCTGGCTCTGAGAATGACATGAGATCCTCGCCATTCGCACCCTTCTTCAAGACCCCATAACCTGTGATCTCAAGTGGTGATGCACCAGTGTAGTTACACTTGTACACCTTTACAGTTTCATCGGTAACTCCGTAGAGTTTAGCGATAGCCTTAGTTACTGAGGCATTGGCAAGAGCTGTCTTGCCTGTACCCCCCGCCCCCAAGAGAATCATCACTGAATCTCCTGATGAGTATACGATCTCAGCTTGTGTTTGTACGTCGCTGAATTTAATTTCTGGTGTTTCGGTATTCATTGTATTTTATTTGGTTTGTTAGTTTATTGGTTTAGTTAACAACTGAGTTGTTAAGATTAGAGTCCACATACAGCGAGCCTATTAGCTGTACGTTCTGCTTGGTTGTACACGTCCTCGATTGCAGTAGCAGCGAGCTTTCTTGTCGCTGATCCTGTCTTACCTAAGTGATCACGTTGGATGCTGCCGACCTCTTGAAGATCCCTGACAATATCATTGATGACATCGAACTCGAACCAGTTCAATTCCTTCAACTCTGCAGCAGCTTCTTTCAATTCATCGAATGTCTTCTGATGGAGACGCTCGCCCTTAGTCACTTTCTTAATAGCTTCTTTAAGTTTCTTCATAGCAGGTTCCAATACTTTGGAATGGTTCCTTGCCATGACATCGATGCGTGTCTTCTCAGATTGAGCAATCACTTTGTTGGCTACCTCCTCAGTCATACCTTCGAAGATAGTACCCTTCTTAATTGCCATCGGTGCAGCCGACCATGATACAGCGATCTTGAATTCCGATAAGAACTCCTCGCCATTCTGTGGCACGTTGACCTCATGGATGTTATCACCCAAGCCTTCGATTGAATCGGCACGTATGGTATCCCATTCTCTCAAAGCCTCCACTCGTAGGTCATCGAGTTGCTTAGACATCTCATCGACCATTGCTTGTATCTCAGCAACCCTATCAGTGGATACAATACGCACCCCACGCACATCACTTGGATGAGTACCTACTTTGTATTTCATCTGTGCCTGTTGCACTACACTGAGCATCTTGCCGAGAGCATTGTTACGAGTCTCAAGAACTGTAGCTGAAGCTCTCACTCTCCCCTTCTTGGCATTGGTATCCTTAACCACTTCTTTAGTCTTCCCTTTAAGGGTAGCACTGAAGCCTGTCGGTTTGCTACCTACCCAAGTAACTTGGACAGTGTTGTTTAGTACTGCAAGGATCTCGCTTTCTTCAAGACCTGCTTTGATTTCTTTGTCATTGTATTGGTTCATTGTATTCATTGGTTTAGTTTATTTGGTTTGTTATTGTACATTATAATCTATTATTATATTAATGCAAGTATTATTTTCTTTTATATGTTTATGGTTTAGTTAACAACTCAGTTGTTAAGTTTCTTCTTTCTTTTCCTAGTCCACCAAGCCCACTCGTCTTCGGTAAGCTCGACCGCTCTTTCGAAATTAATATCCGTATTCCTTACGTCGTTAATATAATCGAGAGGATCGATGTCATACGCTTCATCGTAAGCTGCATCATCATCCTCTGCCTCCACGGGAATCTGCACCGTGATGGTGTACTGTAGTAGGTATTTATTTTTATCTTCTGTCATAGGTATTATTTAGTTTGTATGTTTATTGGTTTAGTTAACAACTCAGTTGTTAAACTCTGATCTTCTTTACTCCTGTTATTTCGTTCTCATGTGATGAGTCTGGATGACTGGCGATCAGACTGTAGAAATATCTCGCTGCTTCTTTGTATGAATCGCAGCTCCATCCGTCCACAAAGACAGCCTCAACTGTCTCGCCCTTCTCATCTATAGTATCGAGTCTCCAATCCACATCGAAGACTCCGTATCCATCACCCTCTCGTAGAGTGATCCAATGGTGTAGTTTATTTTTTGGCATGGTATTATTTGTTTTGTTTGTTAATGACTTAACAACTGAGTTGTTAAAGTTTTGTTCTGTATGGTTCGGTTAATATGTGTAAAGCTGCTAAGTATTTAGGTACAAGCTGCCCCTCTGGAAAGGTTGAGAAGTTATCCATCAGGTCAGCGATCTTCACTTCTCTTGCGATGTTACCTGCCTCACCTTCTGCACTGTGAATCCTCATGATGTAGTTGTGATAGAGTTCATCATCCCCTTGCGTCAGTAGATCGACCGCCTCAATGGTATCTTGCCTGATTTCTTTTACATAGGCGAGTTCATGTGATGACATGACTGTGTCCTCCAGAATATCATGCAGTGCTGCAGCAGCTCTGGATCTATAGCTCACCGCATTGGTTACTCGTAGGATATGAGTGTCGAAGTACGGCTTGCCCATATCTGTGCCGACGGCACGTAGTTGCCCGTCATGGTATTGCTTTGCAAGTTGCAAGGCTATCTTAGTTTCTTTTATATATGTTGGCTTCATTACTTGGTTTGTTTGTAAGTTACTTAACAACTGAGTTGTTAAAATACTCCTCGATATCTATTGCTATGTATCCCTCATCCTTTGCGTTAGATGGGTTTACCAATGGCTCATGATCCCATGAGACCACGATCTCTTTTGAGTGGACGCTGTTATTCCTCTCATGTAAATAAGCTGTCAAGAATGCGACCGCATTCGCATACTGCTGTGACTCTGTGGAGATGAGGTATTGCTCACCGCCCTTGAACTTCCAATGAGCTTGCCCATCAGAAAACTTTCCACTACCAGAATGTGCTCCGTAGTTCTCCATATATTGTGTTGTTATAACGTAGTAATATTTCATTTATGTACCTTACTGTTTGTTAATATTTTGTTTGCTTCTTTGATCATCAAATCAAACTGCGATTCCATATCGTCGAAGACATCCCCGATAGGGTTGAATGCTTCCATGATTAGGTGCTTATGTTCTTCCAGTGTATCGATCACCGCCTCTGCTTCATTACTATAATAATAGTTATCCATTTACTTGGTTTGTTTGTAAGTTGGATAGGGATGAGTGTGCCATGCACCTCTTAACAACTCAGTTGTTAACCCTGCTTTCCCCTCTACCGCAGTGATCCACTCCGCATTGCGAAATGACTGCGAGTCTTACAGCAAGATTAACAACTCAGTTGTTAAGGGTACACAGCACACTGCTCACCTAACAATCCAACCATTAGTTGAAATTATCCTACCTCTATCCACTGATCATCACTCACTGGTTCACCATTCAGCATAGGTCTATATGCTACCTGATGGAAACCTGCACCTGTTATCCCATTGACTCGTTCTCTCGTAGTCACTGTGTTCCATCCTGCCAGAGTAGCGTATACTTTACCGCCCTCTCGCTTGATGATTTTGTTTCCGAACAACCAGACGCTGTGTCCATCCGTCGATGTGTTCGATACTGTTAGTTCCTTCTGTTGTTCGAAGGCATCTTTTATTCTTTGAGTTACTTGTCTCATTGGTATTCCTTTCTTGTTTGTATGTTAATAAGTTAACAACTCAGTTGTTAAAGTTTTTTAGATTCCCATTCTGCTATGTCCTCATATATCGGAGTACACGCTTCTTTAATTGCTTCCAATTCAGCCCTTACATTTTCCGCCTCCAACATATCATGCCAACGTGCTTCCGATTCCATCGCCCTCCGATGATAGTCATCAAATTCCTTTACGACATTATCATGTTTTTTCCTTAGTTCTTTATAGTCCACTTTTAGTTTTCCATATTTACCTTCCCATAGATCGCCTCTTAGGCGCATGGAATCGTGTGTTTTTTCCAACTCTTCGAGACGGAAAAAGTTTTCGGTGTAGTGCTTTCTTAAAAGCTGATAGTCGGCTTCTCTCCTACTCAGTTGTTTGCTTGTTATTATTAATCCAGATACGGGTAACCCGATGCAGATTATTAAGGCTATTGATATAGCGAATATAGTCATTTTATTTACTTGGTTTATTTGTTATTAGTTTAACAACTCAGTTGTTAACAACTCAGTTGTTAAGGTTTGAAAATGGTAGGCTACCCCCCTATCGCCTCATCTATTTTACCGCCCAAGTTCTCGGACGTTTAGGTGACGATCGCCCCACTATTAACAGGGGTCATAACTGGACGAACCTGTTCGGGGGGTACTATAACGGATGCCTTACAATCCGCACATTGTGACAGTGATTTTACAAGGTTAGTTGCTTCGCTTCATAGGTTCACATCCTACTAGTCGGTAACTAGCCGACAGGGATTAGTTAGTTAACAACTCAGTTGTTAAGGTTTGAAATTTATTAGCAGAAGTATCCTGATACATCTATGTCTGAGTTCATATCATGGACTTCACAGTATGCCTCCCAAAGTTCGGACATATTTCTATCCCTCAAGAAATCCAGATCACCTGCAAAATCCTCTAGGTCATAAGCCCATTCGATCATTCTATCGCTTGGAGTTTTCGTGATGTTACCTTCTGCATCGTATCGATACCAGTTCCTAAGTCCATACTTCGAGAGCATCTTCATGCAGTGTAAGGCACGTTTAATTCTAGGATGTTTAAGGGCTAGGCTTGCTTTTATATCTGTATATGTATTCACTTTTTACTTGGTTTATTTGTTAAGGGTTTAACAACTCAGTTGTTAAGGTGATCAATTAAGGATCGAACTATGCACCACTGGCAAGGTTAGTTGTCAGTGGTGCAATGTTCAATGCTCACTTGTTAAGTGGTAGGTTAACAACTCAGTTGTTAACTTTGCTCAGTCTCTTTGTTGATCTCATTGATCAACTGTACCGCCTTAGCTTTTTCCTCAAGTGAGGCTGCTTTGTAGAGCTTAGCAATCTGCTCGGCAGTTATTGGCTTCTTTTCCTTGTCGTTATCCTTTTTATTTATTAAGACTTTCTTAACTGTTGACTCTGCAATTTTGACATATCCAACAGATACCTTGTTGAGAGTTTTCGTAATACCTGCATCTTTTCTAGTTGTTTTCATCTTATGTCCTCTACTTGTGAGGATCTTAGATATATTCTGTTGTGAAGTATTCCCATTTTTAACTAGTGGGGCGGTGATGTCTTTAATAGTTTTATAGATTACTGGGCTAGGAATTTTTGCCTTTTCCATTACCTCAATCTTTTCGACTAATACCTCTTTAAGTGTGAGAGTCGCTTTATAAACTGCCTCAATAAAGGCATCTCTCACTGTTAACAACTCAGTTGTTACATTTTCAACAACTGCTTTTTGATCTGCAGTTAATACGATTGCATTCTTATTTGCTTTTTTAGCCATTTTCTTTTTTCTAATTTTAGTTGTTTATATTGTTAGGTTTTCCAGTGTTTTTACTGGTGAGAATCTTAACAACTGAGTTGTTAAAACTCTCACCAGTAAACTCTCTAATGGTATTTTATAGAGAATTTACTGATCTACTAAGTAATTACATTGCTGTAAACTGATCTTAAACATCCGCTTTGTTTCGCATCATTCTTGCTCCTTCTTATTTGCTTTAATCTAGCCGATAGCTAGAAAATCGTAGTGTTTTACCTGCTCCAATAACAACTCAGTTGTTAGAGTGCCGTAGATAAAACCCTCTAAGGGGTTAGCGTTTAAGAGGCTTTTTAGGCTCTTTTTCCATTGGCAACCTGCTAAATGAACTGGGGTTACGTGAATGGGATTTTTAAAGCGAGTTTCTGCTACTTGCCAAGCATTGCGGGTTACTGATTAAACCATAATCATAAGAATAAGATAGTGCAACATAATAATGTAAAATATATCATAAATCTTCATAATAGATTAATATTCAGTTAATGTTATTCATAACTCGTTGAGTCTCAACGTGCTAACATTGTAATAAAAAACCCTAACAACTACCAGAAAACTAAAAATCGTCGTAAATGAAATATGGTATATTACCCCCATATCGACCTCAAACGCCATATGAGCCATTTATGGAGCATTATGGGGATATTGTAGTGAGTATAGATAATTATGGTAATTGTATAACTGGCAATGAATAGTTTATAATTACCATAAAACAGTGGTAACAACTCAGTTGTTAATTGCTCACTGTACATGATCATCAACGACGCTTGATTATTAACAAAGGTTAACCATCCATAGCCGCCCATTGTCGACAGATCTGAATAGTTAACAATGGTTAATTGTCAACAGACCATGACCAACCACGCCACCCCCCACCGCCCGACTTTTTGTGCGACGCCCCCCTATGTATATGTGTGTACAAGAAAAAATTTGACTATATATCAACCGCCCATATAAGTACTCATGCCCGACATAAAAAAGCAAGAATACTACAGGAAAAATAGGGAAAAGCGACTAGAATACCAACGAGAATACTACGAGCAAAATAAAGAGAGGATAAAGAAAAATCGCACAACTAGAATGGCTAAAGAACCAGAGCGCCTTGAAAAAGAAAAACGATACAACAAAGAATATTACGAGAAACACAAACACGAAATTATGGAACGTCGTAAGCGGAAAAGAGCGAATGGAAAGCCGCTCACTAAACACCGCCCATTATACAAAGATGAGCGGTAGAATGAGCGGTATCAAGTTATCTGAAAGGAACCATAAAAAACAATAAATATGCAGCTACAATTAAAATGAGAACTTTTTTAAAAGGGTGTATGCAGTTTCATGCAAATGCAGGAAACTGAGATCAATATATAAAAAATATTTATATATACATATATACAGTCAATTTTTTTCTAACCAAGTAAAACTATGATAAAAGAAGCATTAAAAAGACCTGTCCCTAAAGCATCTAACTATGAAGTAGATGAGCATGGATTCATTTACAGAGGTAGGCAGAGGCTAGCTCAACGATACCGAAATGGTAAATGGTATTCTCAGATTAGAGGCGACGATGGTCGTAACTATACTATAGAATGTATTAAACTCGCTGAACATGTGTTCGGGGACGCTCTCCAACTTAGTCGGGAAGATATTCTGAGTTCGTTGAAGGCTAAGATTATTGGAGAGTATCCCCGATACGCTATCACGAGTTACGGAGCTATCTACTGCATTGAACCTCCCCGAAGAGGGCCGAAAGCGGGACAGCGTTTCTTAGTTCGTGAAAAAGAGCAGCACGGAAAGAAGTATGTGACGCTCTATCATATCGACGGGAGGCGAAGGACGATTCAAGTCAATAAACTAGTCCAAGCTGAGTGGGGATATTAAGAGGTTGTTTTTCAGGTAAAAAGATTTAATTTATTTAAGATGTATGAAGCTACTGCAAGTTTAGATGCCTTAGAAGAATTAGGCAGCCTTGATGAAAAAGGAAACCCTGTTGAAACACGACTCAAAGATGTCAAAAGTGCTATTAGCATTTTTGAAAACTTACGTCGTGCAGATGAACAGTCCTCGATCAATCGGGCAAGAGTTGATGCTATGTTTGACGGAGCCAATCCGTATAATCAGAATGCTCTTGCTTCTAGTGGTCAGGGTCTTAAAACAAACTTAAATTTTGGGGAGGCTCAACGTCTATTGGATATTTCTCTATCTGCTTATGTTGACTTATACTCTTCACTTGAAAAACTAGTAGAGGTAAAATCTAATCAAGGTAACGCAACTGAAGTTGGGCGGTTCGAAGATATCGTATCTGAAGAGATTACTCAGTTGCTTCGATGCTGGCCTGAGTTTCATTCGTTATACTTACGGCTTTGCACTACTTTCATAAAGCACGGTGTCGCTGTTACGTACTTCGATACTCCAGATGATTGGAAGTTTAGAGTAGGTGGTTTTGCAGATATGCTTATACCACGTCAGACTCCAGCTTCTGAAGCTATGATCGATATTGCTATTGGTCGTAGAGAGTATCACCTACATGAGTTGTTTGCTTTTATCAAAAACGAAAAAGCCGCTACCAGAGTAGGTTGGAATGTTGACGAAGTAAAACGAGTCATAATGAAATGTGCATCGACTAACGGACGCAAGCGAAGTGTAAATTATGATAGTTGGGAAACCTTACAACAAGAATTCAAGAACAACGATATACACGAAGGGCATAACAACCCTACGGTATCTGTGTTACATCATTGGGTTCGTGAAATGGATGGCTCTATCTCTCATTACATCTGTAGTGAAAAAGACGCTAAAGACTTTTTATACAAAAAGATTTCTCGTTATGATAAGCCAGAACACGCATATGTTATGTTTACTTATGGTGTCGGTTCGAATGGGACGTACCACTCCATTCGGGGTTTAGGCCATCGGATCTTCAACCATATTCAAACGAGCAATCGCTTGAGGTGTCAGATGATCGATGGTGCAATGTTAGGGTCAGCAGTGATGATCCAACCAGAGAACCAGAGGGCGCTAGATGAATTAGGGTTCACTTACTATGGAGCTTACGCTGTACTCTCCCCGAATGTGAATATAATAGAAAAAGCAGTGCCAAATCTAAGCACTGCGGTTAAACCAGCTCTTGAAGATATATCCAATCAGTTAGCACTAAACACTGATACGGTAAGCACTTACGGCCCTCAACAGAGTTCACCATACAGAAACCAGATGCAAGTCGTAGCAGACATGGATGTACAGACTAGATTGTCAGGTGCATCATTGAATCTGTTCTACGCATCATGGAATCGTTTACTACGAGAAGTTGTCAGACGAATCGTAACAACGAAGAAGTCTGATCCGATGTTAAAAGATTTCTATGAGCGATGTGCAATGAGAGGTGTACCAGAGAACTTTATCCGTTCACTCGATACGATGAGAACTAAAGCAGTTCGTTCTATTGGTAATGGTTCATATGCAAATAGATTAGTAGCATTGAAAGAGTTGCAAGCGATCAGTGGTTCATTTGATGAGACAGGCCGTAGGAACTTAACTCGTGACATCGTATCAACTAGAGTTGGGCATGATTTAGCTGACAGGTATACACCGCAACAGGTAGAGCCAAGACCAACTATTGATTCTAAGATTGCGTATCTTGAGAACCAAGAGTTAATGGCTGGTGAGCCAGTGCCAGTTGTTGATGCAGAGATGCACGGTGCTCATTTGAATGTGCATTTACCTGAGTTGAATCAGCTTATTGAAGAATTGAATCAGGGAGTTGCAGATCCTGTTCAGTCATTACCTGCACTACAGGCTTTCTATCAGCATATATCTGAGACTGTTCAGTTTATTGCGTCAGACCCAACTCAACAGGGGATGATAGGAGCAGCTAAACAGGTCTTGAATTTTGCTGAAGAGATGATTAACAATACATCTAAGAAGGTTCAAAAGATGCAGCGTGATCAGATGGATCAACAAGGAGTGTCTCCTGAAGGGGCTGACCAGAATGTTTTATCGATGAAGATGCAAGAGCATCAAATGAAATTAGATATGGCGAGGCAAAAAGCAGAACTGGACATGGAGTTAAAACAAGCTAAGTTCAGACAAGAGCAAGCTATAGAAGATGCAAAAACAGTAGCAAAGCTCCGTGAAAATCAATAAACATGCCAAGGAAACAATATGTTCCTATCCCTGTCGATAGGTTCCGAAAAGATGTCAAAAGAGTTACAACATTGCGTAAGCTCGTGGAAGATCCGATTCATGAAGAGGCAGCAGCGACTCTTAAAGAAGCGGCCGCCCCTTCTTTCGGCAGCGTTACCACCGATGGTACTCTCAACGGAACAAGGCTCGCCTACTATGCTGGGTATTGTGATGCTTTTAGAGATTTACATAAACTAACTAAAATAGAACCAGATAAACCAACAACACCTGAAGAATGGAATCACATACAGCCGTAGAAGAAGCACCTACACAAGAATCAGCCGACGTTACCTCAGACAACGCTCTAGCGGATTTACCACCAGTAGATCCTCCAGAGGAGTCTATGAGCTTTACAGACGCACTAGAAGCGGCTTTAAACCCACTTAAAGAAGAGCCTGTTGAAGAAACTACAGAGGAGCCTACTGAAGAGTTAACTGAGCAATCTACAGAGGAGTCTACTTCAGAGACAACTGAACAGGAATCTACCGAGAACACAGAGTCTACTGAGCCTATTGAAGACTTATCGGAAGATGTTGGAGATGACTGGACTCCAAAAGCAGCTAATAGATTTAAGAAACTTAAAGAAGAGCTAAAAAGTAATCAGTCAGAGACAGACCAACTAAGACAGCAACTTGCAGAACAAGAACAAAAAATTAAAGAGATGTCAGGTCTTGTCGAAAATCGAGACATTGACCAGTTGCAAGAAAAGGTTAGTTCTTATGAGAGAGATAAAATCATAAATGACCTTGAGAATACGGAAGCTTATGCAGAAGCTGTTAGCCAACCTCTACAAAAAATAATTAACCAAGCAGAAGAAATTGCAGATAAGTATGATGTAGATCCCGATGCTTTAATTGATGCTCTGGCTCTCGATGAAGCGGATGAACAAGACGAAGCTCTTTTGAAACTGTTGCCTAATGCTTCAGACAGGGATAAAGCTAAAATATATAACATCATAGATCAGATCGACCCTGTTCTAGATAGGCGTAACAATTTGATGGAGAACGCACAAGAAGCGTTAGAAGAGGCTCAAGCGATAGAAGAACAACGTCGTAACGAAGAAATTGCTGAAGACGCTAGGATTCGTAAAGTAGTTACTAAGAATGTCGCACAAAGGGTTACCGAAAAACTCCCGTTCTTAGGAGGAGTAGAAGGGTTTGATATGTCTTCAATACAAGAAGATGTTTCCGAACTTAATCCAGAGACATTACATCCAGTTGATTTCGCTTATAACGCTGTCGCTTCGAAGTTATTACCTGTTATTGTTAAAGAATATTTACAAGCACGTAGAGAAGCAGAGTCACTAACTGATCAGTTGGCGACTTACGAAGACGCAGAGCCTACGTTATCAGGAACTCCTAAAGGAGATAGCACTAAGCCTATAGCTAGTGATTTAAGTTTTGAGGACGCTATTGAACAAGCGTTAGGTGGAGGATAATTACTTATCCTTCATTCTCTTCTCAACCGCATCCATAAAAGAAACAACAACGGCTGTACCTTTTTCGCCTTTTGGTTTTTCTTCTTTAGATTTAGCGGCTTTCTTCTGAGCCTCTTTACCTAGTTCATCAAAGTGAAAAAGTTTTTCGCTAGACTTATCGTGTGTCTTGCCTGTATGGACTTCTCCATTAGGCATCTTGTGTGATTCTCCCTTGTAGAGAGTTCCGTCTTTTAGATAGTGTGCAACACCTTTCATTTTTTGTTCTTTCTTTTATATTTAAATTGCCCAGTAGCTCTTGTAGCTCTTAGGAAAGCTTTTCGTTCTGCCTCAGTATATTTAGCTCTCTGCTGTCCTTTAGCAGTAGCTTTTCTCTTTCTACGTGTACCCGCTGCATATTTAGCTGATGATAAAGACTTTATAGCTCTTTCAGGTAAGTAACGTTCTCCTGTTTCAGCAGAAGGTTTTCCTGATTTAGTACGCCACTTTTGTTTAGTCCACGCTTTTAAACTTTTTTGTGATTTACGTAAAGGCATTATGTATAACCTCCCCCACGTTTTTTGTATTCAGAAGCTAGTAGCTGTGCTTTTCTAGCAGACCATTGACCTGATCTACCTCCTTTTGACCCCCGCAAAATCCTCCTAAATAAGTTTTTACGCATAGTGGGTTTCGTGTAATTCCCAGCTTCGTTGACTCTGGATTTACCTTTTACAAATTTTCCTCTTCCTTTTCTTTTCATTACCAAAGTTTTCTACATGCCCAATAACGAGCGGTTGTTTTATCTTTTGCAGTAGCGCAGTTATGTCTGGCTCTGAAGTTCTTACGTCTTTTAGGGTTTTTATGTTGTCTAAAATCTTGATAGTCTCTATGTCCGAAACCTACCTTTTTAATTTTATCTCCTTGTTTTCCAAGCACAACAAACTTCTTTTTACTGCCAGCAGGAGCTTTTTTAGGTTTATTAAACCCTGCAAATATCTCACCGTGGTACTTAATTTTACCTGATGGAAGCCTTGTAAACCTACCTTTAGCCATTTGTTAAAATTTTTTCTGGTTATTTAAATTATCTTGTGCATATTAAGGTCATGAAACTTAAACAGTTACTATGTGCCTTGTTCTTAGCGTTTACCGCTTTCTGTAATATATCATGTGAAACTACAGATGCAAAGGTAGGACTTCCTATACCATTCACTGATCCAGCTACTAGAGTTGCTGTAGATGTGAAGGCTGCGGTATTACCTCCTAAATTCTGTATCGGTCTTGATATTCAACAAGACTAACAGCTATTTGCTTTATATTTTTCTTAGTGTATTATTATATAAATAATACATACTATGGCATTTAAGTTTAAATTCAAAGCAAAGCCACGGAGCAGAAGATCACGCTTCGGTGGTTCAGGTAGTCCTTCTAAAAGAACTAGAGGAGGCTCAATGGATCGTCTTAAAAAGAACTCAGGTTCTGGAGGGTCAGGCACTAAACCTAAACAAACTCAAAGTTTAACAAGAGGAGCGGCTGCTGCTGGCAGATTAGCTGAAAAAATAAGTTCTGATGTCATGGGAGGTATCGAAGACGCTAGGAAAAAAATAGCTGCTAAGAAAAAAGCAGCTAAAAAGAAAGTAGCTAAACCAAAACAAAGTTTCTTCAAGCAAGGACAGATGTATAATAAATAATTCCTTATTGACTTTCCATAAGAATAAATTTATTTTTACCTATCGCATTTAGATAGGTTGCTCTAGCCATATAATTAGTTCAGTCTGCTTGTGATCAGAGCTACGTCTCTTGGACATAAATCTTGTAAGGTTGCTCTAGCCTTAACTAGTTCTATTTAATCAAGGTTTATAATAACTAATTAACTAGATCGCTTACCCGCCTGAAAGGGGAGGGGTCTGCCCTAATTTATAACTTAACTAATTATTTAATAAAATGGCTACATTTACACAATCGAATGGTGCGACTAACATCGACAACATTCTTGCTCAAGAAGCAAACCGCATCGGAGCAGATATTCACAGAAGTACTGTGCATACCTCTCCTTGGATGGACTTAATCAAGAAATCTACATTCCCCGATCAAATGGGGTATCAATTAACTACCTTGATTTATTCTTCTACACTACCAACAACTGACGCAGCAGGTGGGACACTCGCTGGTTCAGCTATTTGGGGTGACATGGGAGCACTTAATTCAGACAATAACGTATTCGGCACTGCTGCTACTGATCAGCCCTTAAAGGATTCTGCTGAGTCAACTGTTGGCCCTAACGAGTCAAACAAAGGAGCTATTAACTTCGGTAAAGAGCTAAAGAAGTATAACTTGAAACGTGCTGTCATTGAGTCACCACGGATCAATGTTGAAGACTTGAGGTTTGCTGCACATCGTGCAGATCAGCTTCGTGCTATTATTGAGTTGATGACTGAGTCAACCCGTTACACATGGGAAGAGCGTTATCGTGATGAGTTTGACTCACTTGCTGATAACTTTGTTGCTTGCCGTAGTGCCACATCAGTTTCTAAGCTGCATACTGGCAAAGAAGGAGTAACATCTGCAACAACATTAGATGCAGGTGGTGATGCAGACACAGGTACTGATGGTTATGATGCTGCTCAAGCAAACTCAAATAACCTTCCAGAAGCTAACATATCTAATGCTCTTATGGATGATCTATACTTTAGATTAGTCCGTGCTGGTGCAGGTGGAAATGCTTATGGCCGTGAAAATGGAAGACCTGTATTTGGTTTTGTATGTTCATCCGAAGTATCACGTCAGCTTCAGATTGAGTCTGAGTTCAGAGATGATATCAGATACAACAGTTCAAGAGTCAGTGAGCTTGTTGCCCCATTAGGAGTTGAGAAATCATTCCGTGGTTATTATCACTTAGTTGATGATCTTGCACCTAGGTTTGACATTGGTGATAGTGATGACAAGCTCGATAGAGTATTACCATACACAGTAAGTGGTGGAGTTGTTTCACCTAACGCTGCGTATGAGTCTGCTCCAGTTGAGATCGCTTACATCATTCATCCAGATGTTTTCGAGTCTCAGATTCCGAATCCATTGAGCGGTGCTAATGGTCTTACGTTTGATCCTGTTAACTATAAAGGTGATTTCAAATGGACTAACATTCCTAGTGCTGACCTTAATCCAGACGGAACCATCGGATTTTTCCGTGGTATTCTTGCTTCTGCTTCTAAGCCGATCAAGACTAAGTTTGGATATGCGATCGCTATCGCAAGGAAGTCAACTACTGCAGCTAAAGGACTCTAATTAATTAGAGATACCAATCACAAGATTCCCCGATCTCCTTGACAAATAGAGGGGATCGGGGATCTTTATTTATACATAAACTACTTAGCACAATGGCTGAAGAAGAAACACAAACCAACGAACCACAGAACGCTGAAGAGTCTTTTGTAGATGCTATAGAGCAAGCTATGGAGACTCCTTCAGAGGAACCTAAAGAAGAGCCTAAAGAAGAAGTTACTGAAGAGCCTGAAGAAGAGGTTGCTGAAGATACTAGTTTTCAAGATTCTTTATTCATGGAGATATTCGGCATGGAATTCAACGAAGAGGATGAAGAGCATCAAGAGCAAATGGAGTTAATCAACCTCATTATAGAGAGCAACCCAAACGCAACTCCTGCAGAGATAGTCACTCAATATGTACGTGACAATGTAGTTCTTGCTGACTAGCGGAACGTTGATATGCCAGTTTCATCTAACAGAAGACAACGAACAATACAGTTCACGACACCTAAAGTCGCTGACTTGGTAGTTGTTGAAGTTGTTGATGCTAGTAAAAATGTAAGCTCTGCGGAAAACGCAGACAACAATGAGTATGGGTCAGCTCATCCAGACACTTCACGTTTCCCTAACTTTAGATTATCTTTAATTAAACCTGCTGATGATCAAGGACAATTTCAGAATTGGTATTATATAAAAGACAGGACGGAACAAGATAAATATAATTGGGAGTTCAAGTCAGCTAGTGCATCCATGCGCTATGATTCCGTAGTACGTACTTATGTACTACCGAGGTATGGTTCTGGAACCAATGGTGCTCCAGCAACTGGAGAAGTTGCAGGTACAGATTATTTTGAAGAGTTAGCACCAGCACTTAACACATCGATGCCTACAACAATTCACGATCCTTTTGGTGATGGTGTAGGTGGTTCTTTGACTGCGGATAATGATTATATTCTTTTTGAGAAGAAACAAGTAAGGTCGGGGGATGAGGTATTAGACTCTTTGTATGTTGTTGAACAAAGAGTTTATGTAAAGAAAGTTCCTATACGGAGAGTGGACATAGACCCTGAATTTTCTGTTCCTTTACGTTCAAAAGAAACTTTGTATTTTAGTGGTCAGACTTTACAAAAGACAACTGAATTTAAGGAGCCAAACGATACAATGGCAAACTTATCAGTAACTGTTGATCAAGCTACTAAAAAGGGGGCTGATCAATCAGATATGTGGGGGACATTCAGGCATGCTAATACTGCTGACGATAAGTATTTTGGGATCTATAGAGAAGTAAGGCAGTTATCTAATAACTGGTTTGCAGTCTCTGAGAGAGAAGTAATAAGAACTGAAAAAAATAGTGGAGATTTAACTAAAGAAGGTTTAGTAGAATCTTATTTTTACACTGATAATTTTAGATGGCCCGCAGTCTTGAACAGTGGGACGGGAGCAAATGCCCCTGTAAGGGCTGATTCTTGGGCTAGAAATGCTGGGGGTGCTGATACAGTGTTACACCCTAACTTTAAAAGAGACCAGTATGAAGGCCCAACTAAAATGCAAGTTGAACGTTATTGGAGTGCTGCTGCTTTTGGGCAACCTGATTCTACTTCTTTTAATCATAACGCTTTGCAAAAGTTGCAGCCTATGCTGCCTGAAAGTATTGAGTTCCAAACACCTATTTTCAGTATACGTATTAAACCTACACTACATGGTTCGATAACTTTACAAGGGACTTCAGGAACTAATCATCCTGTATATGCTTACAATGGAACTCAATTTAATTACCCGCCTACACCAAATCATCAGGATTGGCCTACTTCATTAGTTGTAAAAGACACTCAAAAAAGATTTCGTGGTGGTTATCTTAGAGAAAGAATAACTGCTTACCCGCCTCACGGAACACAGTAATATAATGGCTAAAGATGCTAATGAGTATGAAGACAACAGCGCATTGGGTACTGGCCCTTATGGGCAGGGATCTTATCAGTCTCATCAGTATTTTGGAAGTCCTACTTTTGGTGGGTTATCACCCGAAAGCAGTATAAGTAATTATGGAGGTTCTAGTTCTGGTGAACAACCTCGTCAAATATTAGATGGAGGTTCTTCTGTTGTTTTACCTTTTCAACCTCAGTTTACATATATAAGTGCTAATTGGTACATGTCGTTTAAAACGGCAGGTGTTGTTTTCTTACCTATTGCTAGGGAGTCTACGTCACATAAATTTCATTTGCCTTGGAACTCTGCATGGCCTTTCCGACCTGTTATAGAAAGTGATCCTACAGTGGGGTCACCTTTAGACGGTAGTTCTCGTCATAGATTTATTAATGATGCAGCTACTTATTCCAATGCTAATGGAGGTACAAGACGACCTGTTTTAAAACTCGCTAATGATAGCAACAATATAATTTATTTAGAAGTTACTTATATAGCAGAGCGTGAATTTATAACAGGACACGCTGATGGTTCTGGTTCGGGTTCTTTTGAGGGTGTTCCTGCAAAAGTCCCTCCCATGAAACTTACAGGACTGCCTACACAAACAGAACAGGGCGGTGCTCACACAGGACATAGTAATGGTCATAACCACAATATAGATTTTAGTAATGCTAAAACCCATCATGAAGCTGATGATTTACCTCCTCCTTTTCAAGCGGAAGGCACTAGCTCTGGAGGAGAACCTCATGTGTACGTACCTATACAAGAAGATAATTATTTTGTAGAAGTACCTAACCCGAACCCAAATGATGGTAGTTATGATTTATCTCAGTGGAATGTTAGAGTTAAAGTAGCTTCATCTGCTGATTCTGATAATTCATCTGATGTATTTTCTTCTAAATACGCTACTTGGCGAAATGAAGAAGTAGTAAGGAAATTTGTTTGGGGTGCTGTTGTTGTAGATGATGAGTCTCCTCCAGTAATAACATCAAGTGAGTGGTGGAGATATGATTGTCCAAATTATGATATAAACAATCATACCGTAGCTCAAACTACTACCACTAATGCTGATGACGTTAGAAGTGTTCCTGTAATACATGAGGCTGGTGATAGTAACCAACAAAATTTCAAATCAGCACAAGCCCCTGTAGACGGGATTAGTACCACTATATAGATGAAGTGTATTGGTAAAGGTAAGTTAGAAGCTGCTTTAGTAAGTTCTTTTTTGTATGTAGATCAACCTCTAGATAATATTTTACCTCAAAAAACAATAGATAGTTTAAATAAAGGATGGGATGAGGAAAAACCAGCTAAATTAGCAATATCACGAGGGAGAGCACCTTTGTTAATAGATGGATCACACAGATCTGCCTACTTTGTCCTGATCGGAAAGCCTGATTATATGGTTCCTGTAGAGTTCTATACGGACGATTAGCGGTGTTGAATTAAGCTAAAACTCCTTTATATTTAAGGATCGTGCCAGCTTTAACTACAATTCAATTATTTGACACTCATTCTCAGTATCTTGATACTGCATCTTCCAATAAAGAAGTAGCTTTTAGAAGAGCTTTGAATGAAATAATGCCCAGAATTTACAAAATGGGTTATTGGAGAGAGATGTTGTTGGAGCATACTCAAGATGCTTCTGATGGGTATATTTCATTACCACCTAATACAGATTCTATAGTAGCAGGTTTAATAGATAAAAACCCAGTTCCTACAAGGTCTTTGTGGCATGACTACAAAATGTTTGGTACAAATGATGATGATAAAACTAGGTTATCTGCTTTTATCGATGATGGGTATGCTCCTACCTACAGAGATCTTGTTTCAGGTAGTCAGTACAAACTTAATATCGTTAGCCTAAAACTAGGCGATAGTAGTACTAATTTACCTAATCAGGGTTCTGTAACTATAAGGTACAGGCAGTATACTGATGCAACTGAAGGAGCAGACGGTTTAATTGCAGGAGCTACTATTTTAAAAGGGCCATCTTATTCTGAGGTTAGTGTAGATTTACGCACTAACTATACGGCTGGGCCTTCACTCCCTATAGGTCAATTTGACGTAACCGAAGTTTTATCTATATCTTGGGCAGGAGTAGAACCAGAACATCCTTTTTTAGTTAAAGCTACTTATACAGGGGCTGCGGGAACCACTCCCGCAGATAATGATTCAACTAAAGATTTATTATTAGCGGAGGTTGATACTTCAAAAGGATCATCACGCTATAGACGTTTTAGGGTGGGCAACACAGATTCTTCCTCTACTGCTCACATGTTATTGAAACGTAGATGGGTTGATTGTGATAGTAACTCTGACTTGGTACATATACCATCTAACGCAATACTAAAACATGCTTTGTTAGGAAAACTAGCAGAGGACAATGCTGATTTACAAAGAGCGCAGTATCATTGGGGGACTGTTAGTAAACTTTTAGAGGAAGACACGGACTCTTACAGAGGCGCAGCTAAACCAACGTTACATATCGCACCTAACGGAGTAGGTGGAGGTATGTCAGGAATGTATTAATTATGGCTAATATAGAATTAAAAAGAGGGCAGAAAGCCCAAGTAGACATTACATTTAAAAACTCAGCAGGTGATACAGTTGATTTTTCTTCTGGTCATAGTGCTACTTTAACTATCAGAAAGAAATCTGTTAGTGGTTCTGTAGAAGGAGAGGTAGTTGATTCTTTAAACTCAGGTACAGATGGTAGCCCTGCGACGGGAAATAATAGAATTACTTTTGTCCATGGCCCTACCCAAGATCCTGCAACTACCGATAACATTCAGTTAAAGTGGTCTACTGCTAATGCAACTGCTTTACCTAACGAAACCCTTACAGTATTTGGAGATTTAAAAATTAAAAAAACTTCAGGTGATGATTCGGGAGAAGTTATTCATTCTTTCAGACTTACTTTTGATATAATACCAGAGATTATCTAATGGCAAATGACACAGCTACTGTTACACAGACAGTTAATTCAGTCACTGTCGAACCACCAACTCCAAGTTCCTTAACGGTAACAGAAACTTCAGGGGGTTCGCTAACACTTTCTGATACTACTGTAAATACACATTCCGTTACTGTAACACCAGCAGTAGCTTCTTTAACTATTGAAAGTGATTTTGCGCCTAAAGACAGCCCTAATTTTATAGGTACTCCCACAGCTCCTACGGCAAGTGTAGGGACTAACACTACACAATTAGCAACCACAGCTTTTGTTAACACTGCGGTTGCTCAAGAAAACAGTTTAGCTGAAATGGGTGATGTATCTATCACTTCTTTAGCTAACGGAGAAATTTTACAGTATAATAGCACCGCCTCTAAATGGCTTAATCAAACATTTGCCGAGGCTAATATAGCTACTACAACATCGTTGGCTGCTCATACAAACGCAGTAAATAACCCACACGGAGTTACAGCTTCTCAAGTTGGCCTAGGTAATGTTACTGATGAGTCGAAAGCAACAATGTTTACTGATCCTGTGTTTACAGGAAACCCTATAGCAGTTACTCAGATAGCGGGGAACAGTAGCAAACGATTAGCTACGACAGAATTTGTAGGTGACGCAATAAACAATCTTATTGGTGGAGCTGGCCCTGCTTTAGATACTCTTGTAGAGATACAAAGTGCTTTAGGTAGTAACCCTACTTTAGCAGCTACTTTAACTAGCTCAATAGCCACTAAAGCACCATTAGCTAGTCCTGTACTTACAGGAACACCAGAAGCACCTACAGCTACTGCGGGTACTAACACAGCACAAATAGCTACCACGGCTTTCGTAACCGCTGCTGTGGCTCTAGAGAATACTCTAGCGGAAATGGACGACGTTCTTTTCAACCCCTCTGCTGTCCTTGATGATGATATATTACAATATAATTCTACACTTGGTCAGTGGGAAAACAAAACTATAACGGGAGCAGGGATTGCACCATTAGCGAGTCCTGCACTTACTGGAACACCAACTGCACCTACAGCTACTTTAGGTACTAACACAACACAAATAGCTACGACAGAATTTGTTCAATCAGCGGTAAATGCTGGAGTAGATACAAAAGATACTCTAGCTGAGTTGGATGATGTTAATATTAATAACGCAACTTTAGCTACCCTTCAGGTAATACGATACAATGGAGATAATAGTAAATGGGAAAACCAACCTCTTAATAATCCAGTAATTACTTTAGTAGGTGATGTTGAAGGAAGTGGTACTTTGAACAACTTGGCTAACCTTACTATTAACACAGTAATACAGCCAAACTCAGTGGAGCTCGCAGCAGACACTGTAGGAAATTATGTAGCTACTATATCTCCTGCATCAGGTTCTCCTATTTCAGTAGATGGTAGCGGTACTGAAGGTAGAGCAGTAACATTAGATATTAACGCTAGTTCGATAA